ATCGGTGCTCCTATGATAGCCACGCTCTCGAGAACAGCCCAGATAGCGTTTGAGACCGTGTTAGCGTTATTCCAGAACAGCATTTGCGCCCTCTCGGGTTATTGTGATTATGACCAGGTAATAGTCTTAATTGTACCTGTTGAGTCCACAATTTTTAGAGTGTTAGTAGTGCTGTTAATCCACATATCCCCATTACGACGGTTAGTCGGATCTGTAGCTACGACTGGGACGGTGAAGCGCTGAGCTGTCTCAAGCTTACGAATACGCGAGAGAATATCGTCGATCATATCCTTGAAAGCTGGTGGAAAGTTTAGATAGGACATAAGTACCTCAGACCGTCGATAGTGAGAGTGAAATTGTAACGAGCTCTGGGGAGTTGCTTTCGCCAGCTACTACTGAGAAGGCTGTAATCCGATAGACGGTATCGAGCTGAGAGGTGAAGCGATCGTCCAGAATACGGATACGAGCGTCGTCGCCTACTTCATACGATCCGAATACAGGATCCAGGGTAGGTGGCAGGGTGATCTTGATGGTCGTCGGCGGGTAAGAGACGATAGCTACCTGAGCTGCAGCTAGATTAGATAAAAGAGTCGGATCTGCAACGTCGCTGTAATTAGCCTGCTCTTCTAAGATAGGCCAGCCAGTAGCGATCTTTGAGCCGTCGTAAGCTGTAACGATCAGCTTGCCAGGGTTAGATCCAGCTCCGAGCGCGTAGAGGTAGTTAGCAGCTGTAATACCGTCCTCGGGCCAGGTGTACTCGGTGATATTGCCTGGAAGCTCGAATACAGGGATCGAGGTTGAGGTCGGTGAATAGACCTTGCCGTAGCGTGGGTAGCCCAGGCGTAGAAGTTTTGCTGGGTTTCCGTTTGAGTCGTAGTAGACCTGGATATTGAAGTCAAAGCCTGTAGCTGATTTGGCGAGATCCTGGATAGCTGCCAAGACTGTTTTGTACTCGTAGCCATAGAAAGTACGGTTAATCAGGACGCCAGAGGTCTCAGATCCGACAGCGATCCCGATATTGCCGTTAGTGACTGCGTTAGCGTTATTTACGATCGTCTGAACAGCTGTGAGCTGATCGGTATTGTTGAATACCGTGTCGGTGGTAATGCGACGACGATTCCAGTAGGACTCGAACTCGCCAGCGTTGAGCTTGATCGACTGAGTTTTGGAGCTGTACTCACGATTCCAAAGCACCCCGCCCCAGACCAAAGTACCGTCACGATCGACATAGACAGCTGTGCGTCCTGGGATCGTGGCGTTAGCTACGTTGAGCTCAGCTGCTTTAAGTCCTGCCAGCTGTAACTCAGCGCTGAAGGTGCCAGGCGAGTTGAGCTGCTGGGAGAATTGAACCTTAGTAAGCGGGAGCTCAGCCAGGATCGAGTTAGTCAGTAGGTCGGCAAAAAGATAGCGATACTGTGCCATAGCTACCCCCTATATCGACCGTGAATAAACCCTACTGCGATCCCGCTAGCGAACCCGAGAAAGGCTAAGAGCATTAAGAAAGAGCTGAGATCTCGTCAGCTGTAAGACCGAGCTTAGCAAGCTTAGCCTGGGCTGAAGCTAGTGCGTCGGCTTTAGCCTTAGCAGCTGCTTCTTCAGCCGCTAAACGAGCTTCATATTCAGCCTTCATTTTTGCCATTTCAGCGGCTTCATCTGCAGTCATATCACGGGTGATAGAGCTGCCAGTTGAGCAATCTACCTCAGTAATTTGTGGTGTATCAGCCATTATTTCTCCTTAGTTAGATTCCCTGACGAATTGTGCCATAAAGTGAAAAAGTTGCATATTGCGCAAAATTGCCACTAGAAGGCGACCAAGAAAGTTGCGTAATTGGGCTAGTGCTTTTCCATAATAACGAAGCAGTATTGAAACCGTAGTTATTAGTTGAATTATTTGCAGCATTAACGAAAAACTCGAAATTCTTATATAAAGTTGAAGAAGAGTAATTGTAAAAGTTTATAATAATACTGTTGAAAACATTCGCGCCCCAATAACTGGTATTGGCTGTGGCAAGGCGAGTGATGTAATAAGGGTTAGTAGAGTTGCTTGTAGTGGCTTCTAGATAAGTTCCATAATCTGTAATGGATTGAAATAAAGCAGTTCCACTGTAAATATTTGCCGTACTACCGTTAATTGTTGAATAAAGATAAGAACCATTATAAGAGGTTTGATCTTTATATGAAATAACTACTCGAAGATCGGTAAAGTTTTGCGGGATATTGTTAAAAGTTACCGCGCCAGTAGAACCGCTCAAAGTTTGTGTGAATATAGGTTGATAAAAAACGCTCATTAGTAAGAACCCACATTCGAGGTAGTAATGCCGTAAAGGTCAAAGCGTGTAGCAGCTGTCCAGTTGTTAATTGGATTACTAATTTTAATATTTGTAATTGCGCTGGTGCTATTCCATACACCCATTATTTGACCCATATTGTTTGGGGCAAAATTGCAGACGAAACCATAAATTGAGTTCATAGTTTTATATTTACCAGTATTGGAATAATCAAGAAAATCCACGATTGTATTCGTGTGAAAGTTTTGACTAACTGCGTTGTCCATCAAAACATTGTTAATGACCATTTGGCTTCCTGAATAAAAAGAAGCGGTACCACTTTGCGCACCTGCCCCATTAACTGCGTAAGTATTCCAGCCATTTATATTGTAATTTGCGGAAGTAGCATCTCCGTTAAGAGTGCAAAAATCTCCGTACCAGTTTGAGTTTCCCGGTGCGTTGATTCGTGAAAAAACGCGCAGTTGTAAATGAGCAAAGTTTTGAGGGATATTTGAAAAAGTAATATTACTCGCAGGAGTTGTATTTACGATACTAGCGATAGGAAACATACTCATTAACTTGCACTCCTTACGCCATAAACCGCGAATTGTAAAACTTGAAGTTGGCTATTACCGCCAGGAAAGAGTAAATCGAACTCTGTAACCGCAGCTGTGCTACGCCAACACATAGTATCCATTTCAGAATAAGTTGTACCGCCACCAGCAGTATCATTATTAACTTTTTGTAAGAAAGTTTTATAGGTGGTCGTATTTGCATAATTAAGAAGATGAATTGTAATCGTGCAGGGAATACCACTTACAAAATTAGGACCTGCGCCCGCGCCGATATTGTTGTTAGCAACGCTACCGCTGATTACGCTTGAGTTTTGCGCTGCTCCATAAACCATTGAATAATTTGTTCCGCCGTCACCGTTGATTCGTGACCAAAAACCTGTTGCAGTATATGAAGCATTAGATTGAAAAGTGCATTGAATAATCAGATCACGATAAATCTGTGGAATATTTGTGAGGCTAGTGTTACTAGAACCCGAAGGGAAAGAGTTGTAGTAAATAGGAATGATTGCGCCCTTTTCGGCACTGGCGGCAATAGCAGGAATAACGCCCATTATGGAGTCACATCCCCTACTAGATTCCAAGTATTTGAGCCTCTATAAATTAAGGTAGCAAAAGAATTTTGCGCACGAAGTTTTAGCCCTGGAGTTGTATTAATTGTTACGCCAGAAGCGGCAGTAACCGTTACCTGACCTGCGCCATCTTGAATTAACTGAATTTGTGTTCCAGCAGTAAAGGCAACTGATGATGAATTGGGAACGGTAAGTGTAATTGCCGAAGCGTTAGATAGCGCAACAACCTTAGTAGCATCTGCCAAAACTAAAGTATATGACGTTCCCGATTGAGCATTAAAGTTTACTGGCGCATAACCCGTAGCATACGAAAGAGAAGTCCAGGCTGTCGATCCGTTGCCGATCTTGATAAGCAGGGTGTCGGTCTCGAGGCCGATTTCACCAGCTGCCAAAGTAGGGTTAGTAGACGTCCAGGAAGCTGCTGTACCGCGACGTAGCTGGATCTGGGTAATGACCGCCATTATGGAGTCCCTCCGTCATAAGTCTGTGAAGCTGTGGTCGTGGGATCGCCACCGTCGTATGGAGCGATACTATCAAATCTGCCTGCGTCTATCGAAGTGACGGTCGTAGTGCCTAATTGAATCCAGGCTGAACCTGAATAGACGAAGAGAGCACCCTGGGTCGTATCGTAATAAACGTCGCCAGCTCGAAGCGTCGGAGTAGTCGGAGCGCTTGCTAAGGCTGGGTGATTGACAGGATCTAAAGCTAGTTTGCTCACGCTGTTAGATCACCCACGATTAGCCAGTTATTAGAAGAGAGCTGAATAGCTGTAGCGAAGGAGTATGTCGCTCTGAGCTTGACGCCAGGAGTCGCATTAACGGTTACGCCAGATCCACCCTGAAAAGTGACTTGACCAGCACCGAGCTGTACGAAGCTGAGCTGAGCACCTACTGGGTAGGAGATTGAGCTAGCTGGTGGCAAAGTGACGGTAATAGCTGAAGAGTTAGAAAGGGTAACGAGCTTGCCGTTATCAGCTAATACGGTTGTATAGCTCGTGCCTGTCTGGGTGTTGATAGCGATATTGGTGATACCAGCTGTGAGGTTACTGGTAACGGTTGGTCGGACGTCGGTGATATTGGCATTGGTGATCGAGGTCGCGTTAGCTGCGACATAGACCTGGGCCAGCGCGATCGAGTTATCTGGTGTAGCTGGGACGGTAGGAGAACTAGCTGGTGTGCCAGTGACGACGTTCACTACGACGTTATTGGTCGATCCTGTGTAATAAGAGTCATTGACCGTAAGGCATACGAGGTCGATACGAGGATTAGTTGCGTTAGCTGTGGCGATCGCAGCCGTGCTAGTCGCGTCGTTATAGACGGTGTAGACACCCATATTGGCCTGGGTTGTACCGACGATAGCTGCCCAGCCAGAGGCGATTAGCACTGACATACCTGGAGTGCCATTTTGAGTAACAGCTAGTGAGCTCGCACCGATAATTCCAGTGGTGCCAAAGATAGCCTGCATACTGAGGCGATCATTTTCAGCTGGGTGTGAGCCGTTTTGTAACCAGCTAGGGGGTGTGCGAAGTGTCACTCAAGTCTCCTAAATGTATGCGTTATTCCATTGTACCGTTGCCTGGGTTGCACCGATAACTGACGACGTGCCTGTGAAGTAGAAAAGATTACTACCTGGCGTGGCACCGAACCAGGAGGACGATCCTTTGAGCAGATTTCGAGCTGGATTTCCGTTAAGGCTGACGACTCGGTTGAGCAGGTCGATCGTAATAACGTCCGACTGAGCCATAGTGTAATTAAAGGAGAGAGCTGCGTTGGCTGTAAATGAGCCGATAGCTGGGTTTGTTACTGGCCCGTTAATCGTAATAAACGGATAAGTGGTAGTCCACCCGCTGTTTTGTACGCTGAGGTTTCCTGTCAGCGATCCCCCACCGTAAGTCATATTGTAAGTACGGTTGTAAGTACGACCCACGATAGTCGTAGGGAGCATAGATCCAGTCTGGCTGGTGTAATCGTAATAACGGGGATCTGGGCAGAAAAACTCGAACTGAGCTTTGATCTTGCCATAGGTGTAGTCAGGATCGACCGTGACTAAGCTTCTACGGACTCGAGCGTTGATATATTGGAAATTATCGCTCGGAGCTAGCTTAAATTGAAGCGGGCTGGTGCCAGTCTGTTGAGGAAGCAAAGCTGCCTGAAGCAGGTTGTAGTTAGCTGAGGCGCTTAACCCATTACCCGACATAATCTGAACGTTCATAGTGATCGTACGAGCAGACAGAAAATCCCGACCACTGATAGCGCCGTCCAGGTAGCCTCGATCTGAGTCCTGTACACGAAGCATAGGAAGGGCGTCTAAGCCGTCTACGGAAAGGATCTGGTATGGAGAGCTGGCCCCACCGAATACAAAGCCGTTAAAGGCAAAGGAATAGGGATTTAACGAGGTTACTGTGCTCACATTGACACCAGCCCGAACTTAGCCATAGAAAGAAGTTTATTCTGAATATCAGCTGGAGCTGTCGATCCGTCCACCGTGATAGGAGCGCTGATATTTATTTGAGGAGCTCCAGCTGCAGGAATAAAGACTTTGTTACCAGAGCTGTCGGTCGCTCCCTGGATAGCACCGCTAGAAAGCTTTGTACCTCCCGTGAAGGTGGTGCCAGCAGTATCAGTCTGTGGAGTAGCTGACGGTGTGTAGGACTGAGGCACGGTAGGTACGCCAGGAGGTGCGACATAAGTTGAGCCAATTCCTGAAACGCTACCGCCTAAACTGCGAATCTTTGCAGCTGCAGCGTCAAGTTTTGTCATAAGATCTGTAAGCTGCTTATCCGTGCTATCTGAAATAGCCTTGATCGACTTGTCATAAGCGTCCTGGGCAGCGTTAAGGGAGTTAGTAAGCGTGTCCTGGGCTTTAGCCAAAGCAAGATCACGAGCGTTAGCTGCGTCAGTCTGAGCTTTGTTAAGAGCTGCCTGGGCTTTAGCCAAAGCGTCTGTGTACTTAGACTGCTCGGTAGCGAGATCTGCCGTCAGATTAGCTTGGTTATCAGCTAGCTGCTTCTGCATATCTATACCGACCTGGGCATACTCTTGAGCCATAGCTTGAGTAGCAAAAGTCGTACCGTTATTCATTGTGGTAGCGAGCTGAGTGAGACCGTCTTGAGATACTGAGTCGATCTTGCTGTACAGGCTCTTGATCTGCTCCGCTGTCTCAGGAGTAGCGTTAAGTACAGCCTGGGCCATCTGATCGCCCACGTCTGGGCCTTTAGCGATAACCTGGTCGATAAACGATTGTGAGTAACCCTGGGCTGCGAGGTTTCCAGCGTCTTTTTGGAGATTGAGAATCTTGTTGAGCTGATCCTGCATAGCTCCGACGAGGCCACCAGCAGTAGCTCCACCGCTAGTAAAGAGCGTGGCGAGGTCGATCTTTGTGGCGCTTTGCCAGGCACCAGTCATAGCGTCGATCGACTTCTGAATAATTGCCTGGCGCTTATCGTCTGCGTTTTGCTCGATCTTTACTGCGTTATCAGCTGCCTTTTGTTGAATTGCAGCTATAGCGTCTTGATGATTTTGCTCGATCGTCTCGACAGCCTGGTTATAGGTTGTCTGAGCTGAATCCATCTTGTCCTGGTAAGCCTGCTGAATATCAGCGTAAGTCTGGTTGTATTTATCTTGAGCGTCTAGGCGCTTAGTATTGAGATCTTGCTGAGCTGCGTCCATCTTGTCTTGACGATCTTTGAGAGCAGTCTCGTAGTCAGTCTGAAGCTTTGTCATTTCAGTCTGAGCTTTAGCTAGCGCGTCAGCTTGCTTCTTCGCTGCAGCTGCAGCCTTCGCAGCTCCCTTATCGACGTTTCCACCTGGGACTAGGCCAGTAATATCCAAAGGCTCGCCTGAGCTGGTGCCTCCAGCTTTAGCTAGCTGATCCTTGATATTAGGGAACTTTATGTCAATTTTCTTATTAGCTAGACCGTCGAGCTTGCTACTGAATCCACCAATATCTTTAGCTGCGCCATTGACCGCGTCAGCTATGCCCTTAAAGTGTGAGCCGATAAACGGAAGGTGAGTAGCTCCTTCAACTACTTTACCGATAGCTCCTACCAGGTAGCCAAAGGCGTCTATAACGATCTTCAAGGCGTCTACGGTGACTTTTCTGAAGGTCTCTGAGCCATTCCATAGCTTGACGAAAGCTGCGACCACTAGGCCGATTGTGGCGATTATTGCGATCAGTGGAAGGTTAGCTGCGACCCAGGCTGCAGCTTGAGCGTAGAGAGCTGCCGTTACATTGACAATAACAGCAAGGAGCACCGTGCCGACTACCAGGGCGATAGCCTCCATAGCTCCTTTGTGATCGCCTAGCCACTTGAGAGATCCGATAAACCAGCTCTCAAGCTTTGTAAGAATAGGCAGAAGAAGGTTTCCGATCTTTTCTTTAAGATCCTCAGTCTGAACGCCGATAATCTGCATTTTGCCAGCGTAAGTTTGAGCGTAAGCAGCAGCCTGTCCACCAATTTTTGCATTTAACTGGTCAAAGGCTTTAGAGATCGCTTCATTCTTAGGCAGGTGAGTATCGAGGACAATTCCGAACTCACGGAAAGCTCGAGCTGCACCTGTGGTACCGCGTGTAAGGGTTGAAGCAGCTGTAGCTAGATCTTCGTGCTTGAGGCGAGCGTAGTCTGCAGCTACGGACATAAGCCTGGTGGACTCAGTGACTGATCCAGTCGCTGTAATCATCTTCGTAAAGGCGTCGCGTGTGTCGTTAGCCTTAAATCCGAGAGCCCCCATTGACTCTGTGGATTTCATAATAGCTTCACGGTTAGCGTCGGTATTGACCTTCGCGTTATTCATAGCTGTACCGAGAGCAGCTACTGAAGTCTGAGCTGCTTCAGCTGCCTTTACAGAATCCTTGAGAAAGCCCTCGAAGTCGGTAATACCTTTTTGCAAAGCTGAGCTGGCAAAGGTACCGAGCATAACTGTCTTGAGCCCAGCGAACTTAGTGCTGGCTGTATCAGCTGCAGCCGTGATGTTTTTGATACTGGTCGTAGCTTGATTGACGCCAGCTTGGACGCCAGAGGTCTCAAGATTGACGGTGATATTTAGTGGAGGAATCTCGCCTGCCATCTGCTATCCCCCCAAAGGCCTAAATGAGTACGCCAGAATCTGACTGAGTTGTCCTGACGAAACCAGTCCCGAAAGAGCAGGCTCCATATATGGGTATTTTACCCCACTTGCCCAGTTGCCACCGCCTAATTCGAGGTGACGAGCATAGATAGCACCAGCTCCGACTTCAGCTGAGTAACTACCGAAACCTTTACGACTCGAACTAAAAGTCATAGAGGTTAAAAGATTTCCCGTACCTCTGTTAGGGCCTTCACCGCTGCGTGGCCCGATATGCGGGTTGTATCGGTAATACTGATTGCCATTACGAGCAGTAACGCGCACTGGAGGGTTAGAAGCTGAATCAGCGTTTTTCTTTGCGTTGATATAAACCTGGCGAGCTATCAGGGACATAGCTCCATTAGCTGCCTGGTCAAAGCGAGCAAGCCAGCGCTGCATACCAGCCTGAAACTCAGCAAAGTTATCACTCACCGCTGCGCCTGCTCCATCTTCTCGTTTTGCACTTCATCTAGGGTATCAGCGATAGCTAGTAGCCAGTCGGCACGATTAGCTGGTAGCTCATCTACCTGGCTAGGCGTCCAGCCGAAACGATCAGCGAACTTAAAATAGACCCATTCTTCATCTGGATAATCCAGATCTGGGTGACGTTGAAAGCCCTGAAGCGTAGCTTTTAAGCGTTGGAGCTTTCTGTAACCGCTTTTGGGTCTGCCTCATTCTTGTCATTCTTAGCAAGAGTAGGGAAGAGGATCGAGCTAATATCTTCAGAAGCTTT